CGCTCGGCGTGGTTCGGCACCACGAACCCCGCCAGCCCTGTGCACTGGCTCAAGACGAAGCACGTCGACCGGGCGGCTCTGCACCTGACTCGCGACGGGCGGCTGGTGCGGCTCGATGGCGACGACAAGCTCGACATGACTGTGTTCAGCTTCGTGCTCGGCGACAACCCGGCACTGCCGCGCGACTTCGTGAGCCGGCTCATGCGGGAGTACACCGGCGTCTTCTATCGGCGAAACATCCTTGGGGAATGGGTGATGGCCGAAGGCGCCATCTATCAGGCCTGGGATGAGAAGTACAACGTCATTCCCTTCGCCAAGGTCCCGCAGATTCAGGCCTTTCTCAGCACCGGGGCGGACTACGGCACGATCCACCCGTTCAGCGCGCACTTGATCGGTTTGGGGGAGGACATACGCGACGACGGACTGGCGCTGTATGTCACTGACGAGTATCGATATGATCCGGCGTTGGCGGACGGCCGGCAGAAGAGCACGACGCAGTACGCGGACGCCTACCTCGCCTGGCTGCGCTCGACGCCCATTCCCGGCGCCGCAGGCCTGCTCGGCGTCGAGCCGCTGATTCACTGCGTCGACCCGTCCGCCGCGTACTTCCGTACCGAGCTCTACAACCGCGGCGTGGCGACTAGGGGAGCGGACAACGACGTCGCGGCCGGCATCAGCGACGTCGCTTCCCTCATCGCCAACCGCAAGATCTACGTCAGCGACCGCTGCCCAGGGTTGATCACCGAGATCCCCGGCTACTCGTGGGACCCTAAGGCGGCGCTCAAGGGCGAGACACAGCCGATCAAGGCGGGCGACGACGGCTGTGACAGCCTGCGCTACGGCGTCCGTACACCGCGTGTCGCCTGGCATGATCTGATCTACAGCTGAACAGCTGACACGCAGCGAGAAGGGCGGCACTGTGCCGATCGACTACCGACCGGGTCAGCCCTGGCCGCCGCAGGACTATGAGAACACAAAGTCGCTGCGCCTGTACAACGAGTATGCGGCGTGGTACTCCGGCGACGTCGAGGCGCTGTGGTCGTTCTACAGCAACCAGCCCGCCAGCGCCGTCCCGTATCCGGTCTACCGTCCGTCGCAATTCCAGCCCGGCCTGATCGGCTTCCTGGCGCGATTCTTCTGGGGGCGTCCGCTCACGCCCGGTCAGAGCACCACGCATAGCCATGCGCCCGTTGCGGCCGACCTGAGCGCGCTCTCGCGCTCGCTGCTCTGGGCCGAGCCGCCACAGTTCACCGTGCCGGACCAGGACCGGCGGCACATCGCGAGTGACGGCGCGGTGATCAACGAGAACCCCGCCCAGAAGCGCCTGAACGAGATCCTGGTCGACGGCGGCTGGTACGCCACGCTGAGCGAGGCGGCCGAGATCGCCAGCGCCTACGGCGGCGCGTACGTGCGCACGCAGGCCAACGTGGGCTTCACCGACCAGCCGACCGGCAAGGTGATCACACCGGACCACGCCGTGCCGATGTGGGGTCCCGACGACGATCTGTGGGCCGTCACGTTCTGGCGGCACGTCAACCCTTCGGCATACAGCTCGTCGACCAGTGGGCCTGTGCTGCGCCACCTCGAGCGCCACGAGATGATCAATGGTGTCTGCGTCGTGTACCACGCGCTCTACGTCGGCAGCGCGGACAAGCTGGGCAAGCCCACGACGCTGCAGGACGGCGACGCCGAATGCCAGCGCCTGGCCGGCATGGTCGGCCCGAACGGCGAGATCGTGGTGGGAACGAGCCGGCTCGACGTGTCCTACCTGCCCAACATCCGACCGCACCGGATCATCAAGGGCACGCCGCTGGGCAGGTCGGACTACCAGGGCTTGACGATCAAGTTCGACGAGTTCGACGAGACCTGGTCGGCGCTGATGCGCGACGTGCGCAACGGCAAGGGGCGCCTCGTCGTGCCGGGGGCGTACCTACGCTCGCTCGGTCCGGGCAAGGGCGCCACGTTCGACCCTGAGCAGGAGATCTTCACCGGTGTCAGCGTGGACGGCCCGGACAAGCCGCTGCAGATTCAATTGACGCAGTTCGCCATCAGGGTGGTCGAGCACGTCGGCGTGCTCGACGCGTTGTGGAAGACGATCACCCGGGGCGCCGGCTTGGCCGCCGACGCGTTCGGGGAGGAGAGCGGCGATGTCGCCATGACGGCGACGCAGGCCAACGCCAAGAAGAATCGGACGGCCGGCACCCGCGGCGACAAGATTCTCTACGCGTCGCCGGGCCTGCGCCGGACGGCGTTCGTCATTCTCGAGCTCGACGCCCTGTATTACGGCTCTGGCATCACCGCCTCGCCGGTCCAGCTGGAATGGCCGGACGCCGTGGCGCCGGACCCGCTCAAGATCGCCCAGACGCTGCAGCTTCTGGAAGCGGCAAAAGCGATCAGCACCAGGTCCAAGGTGCTGATGCTGCACCCCGACTGGCCTGACGAGGATGTCGACGAGGAGGTTGCGCTGATCGAAGACGAGAACGCGCCGCCCCCGGCGCTGGAAGACCCTGGCACGTTCGGCCAGCCCGTGCCGGCGCCTGGTGACCCTGTCGCGCCAGCACCGGACAAGACCAGTGCCGATTGACCGGTCGATCGGCGCGGCGTACGCCGATCGGATCATCACGCTCTACGTGGAGGTTGAGCGCGAACTCGCCACGCTGATCGCGAACAAGCTCAAGCGCGGCGTCGCGCACGACGACCTGACACAGAAGATGCTCGCACTGTCGGAGATCCGGCGCAGCGCCGAGGCCGCCATGCGCAAGATCGACGGTAAGACCGGTCCGGCGGTCGAGCTGGCGTTGCGTGAGGCCGCGGCGGCCGGGGGGAGGAAGGCCCAGGAGGAACTGCTGCGCGTGCGCGACCGGCGTGCGGTGGGCCGGCGCCTGGCCGACGTCGACAAGAACCTGGTCAACAGTCCCTCGATCCTGCGCCTCGCCGCTTCCCTCGCGCCGGGGCTCGAGCGCAAGCTGGCGGCGACGCACCTGCAGGTCGTGCGCAGCGCGGGCGACATCTACCAGCACGCCGTGGCGGCCATGAGCGCGCCCGGCGTGCTGGCGGGCGTGAGCACCAGGCGTGAGGCCACCCAGAAGGCGCTCGACCACCTCTGGCGCAAGGGCATCACGGGCTTTGTCGACAAGGCCGGTAGGAATTGGAATCTGGCCGGGTACGTCGAGATGGCGACGCGCACCACGACCGCGCGCGCCGCAATTCAGGCGCACCTCGACCAGCTGGGCCAGCAGGGCATGGACCTGGTGATGGTCAGCGCCGATGGGGCGCCGTGCCCGATCTGCCGGCCGTGGGAAGGCAAGATCCTGACGACCGGCACCGGCACGGGGTCGCAGGTGGTCGAGCGGACCAGCGAGCTTGACGGCAGTGCGGTCAAGGTACACATCGACGGCTCGACGGCGCAGGCGATCGGCGCCGGCCTCTTCCACCCTTCCTGCCGGCACCGCTTCGTGACCTATCTCCCCGGCCTGTCGACACCGATCGAGACGGCGGGAGAGGGAGGCTCGCTGTACGACGCCGAACAGCGGCAGCGCGGGCTTGAGCGCCAGGCGCGGCGGTTGGCCGTCCAGCAGGCCGGCGCCGTCGACCCGGACGCCGCCAAGCGCTACGCCGCGGCCTACCGCGCCAAGCGTGCCGAGATCGCTCAGCACGTGAAGGACACGCCAGGCCTGCGTCGCAAAACCGAGCGCGAGCGGATCGACCTCGGCCACGCGCCGAGCGCCGTGCCCGTGCCGACATCTACGCCACGCAAGGCCACGCCAGCTCCGACCGGTCCGAAGTCGATCAGAAAGCCGGGCACCGATCAGGAGAAGTGGATAAAGGACTTCGCTAACCTGAACGCCGTCATGGATAGCAAGGCCAGGACGAAGCAGGGCGACGGAGCGCTGGACGCCATCGGTGAGCGTCAGGGGTTCAAGGCCAAGCCGCAGAACGTCACCAAAGCCCAATTGGATGAAGCCATCCGTCACGGCTGGGTTGAAACATGGCGTGGCGTCCATCCCGGTATGGCTCAATTTGAAGTGACGATCAATTCGCGCCAGATCAATGATCAGCTACGCCACGGCGATTTCTTCCCTGGCCTGGGTATCTACGGCAACGGAACATATCTGAGCGTCCATCGTGGTGTGGCTGAGGTATACGCCGGGGTTCGCGAAGAAATGGCCGAGCCCGGCGGATACATGCGGCTTGCGGTTGATCCTCGCGCGAGGATCATCGACCATTCCGACCTAATAGCGGAACGGGACGAATGGGTAGCCGCACAGGGTCCGTACATGGACAGCGTTCTGAAAAAGATAGTTGCCGATGAAGGCCGGTATGCAGCCATCAGGGGTTACGACGTGATTCGTGTTGTCGACAAGGAAGACGGCTCCGACCTGACAGACGAAAAAGACAGATATTACGACCAGTACATCATTCTCAACCGTAGCGTCATCATGATCCAAGATACGGATCCGACATGATAGTCAGATTGATAGGACGCGTCTCCAGAGCATTCCAGCGAGGAGACGCCAGCGCCGAAGAGCGTGCCGCCCTGCAGCAGGCGCTGCAGGGGCTGAGGTCGGAGGACGATTTGCCGGCCGATGCTCACGAGCTACTGATACGTCTTGAGCGGCGCGCTTCGTAGTACGCTGATCACGCTCATCGGTGGTGAGCAGCAGCAAATCACGCGTGTCCGGAGGATGGCGCATGACCGTTCCACTCGTAAATCCGACGCCGCCAGTCGATCCGGCACCCGTGGTGCCCGGACAGCCAGCGCCGTCGCCAGCACCAGCGCCGGCGCCCGTGGTGCCAGCGCCGTTCGACCCGAACGCGCTTTCGCCGGAGATCAAGGCCTACCTCGCCAGCGAGACGGCCAGGATCAAGGCGGAGGA